GTGCACCGACCGCAAAAGCTTTTAAACAAGCAGCTAAACCAACCAAGAAGAGGAAGAAGTAATGGCTAAAGGGATGCCGCATTACTTCAGGGACGGAACAAAGCACACAGGAGGCACACATAAGATGCCTAATGGTGATGTACATTCAGGTGCGTCCCACGGTTCATCTTCTAAAAAACTGTTCCACTACGACGAACTTTCAAAAACAGCTAAGGAGAAAGCTACGATGTACGGAAGTAAACCAATGAAGCCTAAAACAAAAGCTAAATCTAAGGCTAAACCTAAAGCTAAACCTAGGAAAAAGCCTATGAAAAAGGGCTACTAAATAATACTTGACTTTTAACTAAAAACATGCTATACTATAACTGTAGTATAAACAAAGGAAAACTATGAAGCCTGAGCTTGAAACTTACTTCGACAACTACAACGAACTCTTCAATTCTGAAGGTTTTAAACAACTCGTTCAAGAGCTTTCCTCCAATGCAGTATCTTTAGCTGACATTCAGACAGTTAAGGACACTGAAGACTTCTACTTTAGAAAGGGCCAAGTTGCCGCTTTAGCTTCTGTAATTAATCTGGAGAATACTATATCAGTAGCCAGAGAACAAGCAGAAGAGGAAGAAGAAGTAGATGATTAAAGTATACGACTTTCGTTGTGAAAACGGACACGTATATGAGAAATTTGTAGACTCTAGTACCTCAGTCAGTAGGTGCGAGTGCGGTGCTAGTGCTACAAAAATGCTGTCTGCCCCGGCTTTTATACTTGATGGACACACTGGGGACTTCCCCGGTAGACACATGAAGTGGGTAAAAGAACACGAACAAGCAGGTAGAAAACCCTAGTCTCCATAATGACAAAGTTCACGGAGTTTGATTATGTCTAAAGCGACAATGGTTGACATGCAACCTGAAGAGGAAATTGCAGAAGAAACCATAGAAAACGAAGTACAAGAGATTCAACACCAAGAAGAAGTAGTTGAGCAACCTCAATCAGAACCTACAGTACCGGAGAAGTACCAAGGTAAATCTCTGGAACAAGTTGTACAGATGCACCAAGAGGCTGAAAAGCTTTTAGGTCGTCAGTCCTCTGAAGTAGGAGAACTTCGTAAGGTAGTGGACGATTACATTTCAACGCAATCACCACCACCAGCACCTCAACAGTACGTTGAGCCTGAAGACGATATAGACTACTTTACAGACCCTCAAGCAGCCGTTAATCGTGCTATTGATAATCATCCTAAAATCAGAGAAGCTCAAGAGTACTCTGCTCAGTACAAAAAACAGTCATCTCTGGCAACGCTTACTAATAAGCATCCAGACATGCAGGGCATCCTTAAGGACCCTAAGTTTGCTGAGTGGATACAAGCTTCAAAGGTTAGGACAAAGTTGTTTGTAGAAGCTGACCAACAATATGACGCGGAAGCTGCTGACGAACTGTTTTCACTCTGGAAGGAGCGTAAGACAGTAGCACAGCAGACAGTGCAAGTTGAGAAACAAGCACGTAAGCAGCAGATTAAGGCAGCCAATACAGGCAATGCACGAGGTAGTGCTGAAGGGAGTCGTAAGAAAGTGTATCGTAGGGCCGACATTATTAAACTAATGAAAACAGACCCAGAGCGTTACCAAGCTTTATCTGAGGAGATTTTAAGAGCTTATAGCGAGGGTCGAGTCAAATAATCTAAAGGAGATTAAGACTAATGGCTACTGCTACATATCCCGGTGCAGGGGGTAATACTGCAAAGACTGAAGCGGCTACGTTTATTCCAGAAATTTGGAGTGACGAGATTATTGCTGCTTACCAGAAGAACCTGAAGATGGCTCCACTTGTCAAGAAGCTCGCTATGAGTGGCAAGAAAGGTGACAAGCTTCACATCCCTAAGCCAGTACGTGGAGACGCAAATGCTAAGGCTGCTGATACTGCAGTTACTATCATTGCTAACACTGAAGGCGAACTGACTGTTGACATCGATAGACACTTTGAGTACTCAAGGCTCATTGAAGACATCGTAGAAGTACAAGCTCTAAACAGCTTGCGACAGTTCTACACTGAAGACGCTGGCTACGCTCTGGCTACTAAAATCGACTCTGACCTCCACTCTTGTGGTACTGGTTTTGGCGACGGTGGTTCCATTGTGTTTGCTGCTTCTGTAGCTCCTACAGACTACCAGCACACTGGTTGCTTCATGAACACCAATAACACTACAACTCAGTACACTGACGACACTATTGACGGTGTTGCCGGAGATGAGTTTACTGACCGCTTTTTCCGTGATATGATTCAAAAGCTGGACGACAATAACGTACCGATGGAAAGTCGTGTACTTATTATCCCACCCGCTACTCGAAACGCCATCATGGGCATTGACCGTTACGTGTCTTCTGACTTCGTAGGTGGCCAAGCAGTTCAGTCTGGTCTTATTGGTAACTTGTACGGAGTAGACGTTTACGTTTCTGCTAACTGTGCAACTATCGAAACTGCAGCTCAGAACAGTGCAGCTTCTGTAGACACACGTGCGGCAATGTTGTTCCACAAGGACGCTATCGTTCTTGCAGAGCAGCAGTCAGTACGTTCACAAACCCAGTACAAGCAGGAATACTTGTCAACTCTGTACACGGCTGATTGCCTGTACGGTGTTCAGGTGTATCGTCCTGAAGCTGGTTTCGTTCTCGCAGTACCTTCTGCGTAGTAATGAACTCTATGGGGGTCTTTCGAGGCCCCCTATTTTTCTTATATTGTTTTCTTTAGCTGGAGCAGTCTATGGGTATCTTTAGAGGTACTGGAGGTACTGGTGACGCAACTACAGACGCTGTAGCGTCCCAAGTTGGCACTGATGCCTCGACTGCTTCAACTAAAGCAAATGAAGCTGCTAGTTCAGCCACAGACGCTGCTACTTCAGCTACTGCCGCAGCTACTGCAAAGACGGCTGCTGAGACAGCTCAGGCAGCAGCAGTAGTAGCTAAAACCGCTGCTGAAACTGCGGAGACCAATGCTGAAACAGCAGAAACTAATGCAGAAACGGCAGAAACCAATGCAGCCTCTAGTGCCACCAGTGCTACCAGTAGTGCCTCTACGGCAACAACTAAAGCGTCTGAAGCAGCCTCTAGTGCCACCAGTGCTGCCAGCAGCGCCTCTACAGCAACAACTAAAGCGTCTGAAGCAGCGTCCAGTGCAACAGCGGCAGCGTCAAGCGCAACAGCAGCAGCCTCTAGTGCAACATCAGCATCCTCAAGTCAGTCCACAGCAACAACCAAAGCTAGTGAGGCATCAACATCAGCAACCAATGCTGCAACTTCTGAAACCAATGCTGGCAACTCTGCTACAGCGGCTGCGTCTTCTGCAAGCGGTGCTTCTACATCAGCCTCCGGTGCTTCAACTTCCGCAACCAATGCAGGCAACAGTGCAACAGCGGCAGCGTCAAGCGCCACATCAGCAGCAAGCAGTGCAGCGTCAGCAGCAGCAGCCCTAGACTCTTTTGACGACAGGTACTTAGGCAGTAAGACTTCTGACCCCACTGTGGACAACGACGGTAATGCCTTAGTTACTGGTGCTTTGTACTACAATTCAAACACAGACGTAATGAGGGTGTACGACGGCTCTGCTTGGGTTGACGCAAGTTCCGGGCTAACCTTTGCTGAACTACAGGGTAAACCTACGACACTCAGTGGCTACGGTATTACTGACGCAGTAGCAGCATCCGCAATTTCAACCTTTGGTGGAACCTTAGTTGACGATGCAGATGCAGCAGCAGCTAGGACTACGTTGGGACTAGGGACTGTAGCTACCACAGCAGCCAGTGCATATGCCACAGCAGCCCAAGGTACTACCGCAGATGCAGCTTTAGCAGCTTCCGCAGTGTCAACCTTTGGTGGGACCTTGATTGATGACGCAGATGCAGCAACAGCAAGGACTACATTGGGTTTAGGTACTGTAGCAACTACTGCTTCTTCAGCCTACGCTACAGCAGCACAGGGTACTAAGGCTGATTCAGCTTTACAGAGTAACTCAACACTAAACGCAGACAACATGACGACAGGTACGCTTTCAGGCGGCACTTACTAAAGGAATTAAACAATGGCTACAACAATTGTAACTAAATATGGGTCAGACGCACCAGCAGCCTCCGACATAGTAAGAGGTGAGCTGGCAGTAGACACGGAAAACGGAAGGCTGTACACAGAGAACGCAGCGGGTGCTGTTGTTGAGATAGGGTTGAAACCTGAGGCCAATGTAGATGTCACGGGCACAATTACTGCCACAGGTACTTCAGTCTTTACTAACCTAGACATCTCAGGCGACATAGACGTAGACGGCACGACTAACCTAGACATTCTGGATGTATCTGGCACTGTTGTCGCAGGCGGCTCAGTCACAGGACAGTCCCTTGTAGCAACAAACGGAATTATTCAGCTAGACGATAACGGTACCCACAACGGCATCATGAATGTCCCCGCTAGTCTTTACTTAAACATAGACTCAGATGCTGGCGCTACCGGAGAAGGTTTTATTGTTGCAAAAGACCGGACGGGTACTTCCGGTGGTACTGAGTTGTTTAAAGTGCAAGAAGACGGCTCACTATCCACCCCAACCGCAGGAACCTCTAACGTCCGGTTTGGTGTCAACGCAGGTAACAGCATTGTAAGCGGTGGTAATTATAATACTGTCGTGGGCGA